ACTGTTTTCGATCACGCTCGAAGCCGTGGCCAAGGACATCAACGACTCGCTTGAGTTCCTGGTGCTCAATCCACGCAAGGCGCAGCAGCACGCCAGCGCAATGGTCCTGCTGCAGGACTTCAGCAGCACGCAGCACATGGCTGCAGTGGCGCTGACTGCAGCGATCGATCAGATGAGTAAGCGCCAGCGACTGCCCACCTTTCTGCAGCACCTGGGCGTGGCCATCGAGCGGGAGTGCAGGCTGATCAAGCTGGGCAAGCGTCACCCCCTGGAGATGCGCCGGCTGATCCGCACCGGCATGACCCGTAAGGAGATCAGCAGCAAGGATGTGATGCGGGCACTGAACTGCCCGGTCGTGCAATGGGACGACAGGACCCGGCTGCAGGTCGGCTCGTTCCTATCGGAAGCGATCTTCCGCACAGAGCTGCTGACCACCACCAAGATCAAGCAAGGGTTCAAGACACCCCGGCTGGTGGTGCCCACGGAGCAAGCCGAGGAATTCATCCGGAACACCAAGCCCCGGCACTACAACCCAAGCCACCTGGCCATGCTGGTGCCTCCACGGGATTGGCCTGGGCTGTTCGGTGGCGGGCTCCTAGAGAACGACCTGCCGCTGATCAAGGTGGTGCTGCAGGACACAGGGGAAGAGTTCGCCCTGGATCACTACAAAGCGGCGGATCTCTCCATCCCGATCGCTGCTGTTAATCACCTGCAGCGTCAGCGACTCCGAGTAAGCGGACCAATCGTCGAGGCAGAACGGATCACCTGGGAAGGCGGCTGGCATGGCTTGTGGCCTTGTCAGCGGAACCCGCCCGAACTCCCTGATCGGTTGAGTGGTGATCCGACTGCTGAAGAGCTGAAGACACGCAACAAACGAGCAGCTGCCAGCCATCGCGACCGTGAGAAAAACAGGCACAGGCGCGTGAAGATCGAACGCAGTCTGCAGATCGCTGAGGAGGTGGCTGATCGTGTCGTGTATCAGGCGCATTACGCGGACCACAGGGGCCGTCTCTATTCCAATGCTGCCGTCAGTACGCAAGGCCCTGATGCAGAGAAGGCGCAGTTCTCTTTTGCTGAACAGCTGCCGGTCAATGCAGAAGCGTTTGAATGGTTATTGAAGGGGGCAGCGGGCCATTGGGGGATGTCGCGCTGCACCTGGACAGAGCGGCTGAACTGGGGCAAGCAGCACATCGAGCAGATGATTGCTGCGGCTGAGGACCCCATCGGCAAGCCAGAGCTATGGCGTGGCGCCAAGGACCCGTGGCAGTTTTTGCAGACCTGCCAGGGCGTGCGGGAGGCCAGGGCTACGGGCCGCACTGGCGTGATGGTCCGGCTCGATCAGACCTGCAGCGGCTGCGGGATTTTGGCTGGCCTGACGAGGCACGACAAGGTCGGGAGGCTGACCAATCTCTACGGCGACAGCCCGCAGGATCTCTATACGACCATCGCTGATGCAGTGACGACGGAGCTGACCAAGGACCTGCAGTCCGGGGATCAGAGACAGCAGGCGCTGGCTCAGCTCTGGCTTAAGCGTGGAATAGATCGTGGATTGTGCAAGGGCCCAGTGCTCAGGGCTCCCTACGGCGGCACCTACATGTCGCTCTGTGATGGTCTCGTCGACGCCCTGGAGGACCACCTCGGCTACGTGCCCCTTGAGGAGTACGTGTACCGCGTGTCGATGCCCAGCAAATACCTGGCCTCGATCATGTGGAGCGAGCTGAAGGCTGTGATCAACCCGGTGATGGAGGTGAAGGCCTGGCTGCGTGAATGCTGCAGGCAGCTGCTCAACAGGCAGAAGGTCATGAGCTGGACTTCGCCATCGAACTGGCCCATGAGGGTGGCCGACAGGGAGCAGACGATGTTCCGCGTGATGACCAATCTCTACGGCAAGAAGGTAGAGATGAAGCTTGCAGATCAACCTGCTGATTCACCGCTCAGTGCGACACAGGCCAACAAAGGATTAGCAGCTAACGCGATTCATTCATTTGATGCGGCCTACTGCCAGTTGATCGCATACAAGTGCGCAGAACAAAACATCCCGCTGCTGACAACTCACGACTGTTTCGCCTGTCATCCGGCCAATGCAGGGCGGCTCCACGAGATGCTGATCTGGGAGTTTGGCCAGCTGTATCGCAAGCCGCTATTGGCTGAGATGCGTTGCGAGATGGAGGAAAACGCAGGCGAGAAGCTCCCGGCTCCCCCGGTCCACAACAGCATGGACCCCATGGCCATCGGTAGCAATTCTTACTTGTTCAGCTGAACCACTTGCATTTCATCTGCGTCCCCGTAGAGTTCGCCGGCAGCTACGGCTGCAATACACAAAATACATAGGCCAAATGGCGAGAGATCTAAAGAAGACACCACTGGTAGAGGTCCGGTGGTGCGGGCTTGAAAAAGAGCCCAAGAAAAGCAAGTTCGAACCCAACAAGCCAAGAACCTGGGAAGTCGAAATCCTTCTGGAGAACGACAACAAGAAGCACATGGCATGGTGCGAGGAGGTTGAAGGCCTCTTCGACGAGCTGCATCCAAACGAGAAGAAGTCAGCCAACTGGCTGCCGATCAAGCCTGACAAGGAGCAGCCCCGCAAGCGGCAGGTCTGCCGGATGAAGCTCAAGGAATGGGTAAACGACAACGGCGTCTGCAGCGAAGGCCCAACTGTTTTCAACAAGGCCGGGCAGATGTGGGACAAGACCCAAGCCATCGGCAACGGCAGCATGATGGTCATCGGCTACGACGTCTTTGCCTGGAAGGGGCCATCAGGTGCTGGCCTGAGCCTTCAGCCACGAGCAGCGCAGGTCGTTGAGCATGTCGCTTACGAAGGCGGTGGCGGTGGAGTCACGGCAACTGACTGGGGCTTTGAGTCGTCACCTGAAGCCGATGCAGCAGTGCTGGCGGCCAAGGCCGCACCTGCCCAGCCCGAACCTGCAGCGGAGCCAACCGATGACATCCCCTTCTGATGGCCAGCGTTTTCATCGAGTCGGTGATCAGCAGCGAGACGAAATCATTAAGCGCCTCGATCGCATCATCACGCTGCTCCAGGCCGCTGCGCCGGAACCCGATAGCAAGACGATTCCAATTGCTCGGGGAACTGCTGCGCGATCTCGCAAAAGGAAAGATGCACAGCCGTGAGCTGCACATCCCGCTGAGGCCCATGAGCAAGGAGCGTCCGCGCTCCTATCAGGGCCAGTCCCGGCCATACATGAGCCGGACCTACAAGCTGTGGATGAAGGACTGCGTCGCCGTGATGCAGGAGTGGTGGGTGGGCCCGCCCCTCCAGAAGGTCAAGTTCTTGGAAATCGAGCACCACGGGGCAGCCCGCGGCGATCTCGACAACAAAGATGGCTCGGTGATGGATGCGCTCGTCAAAGCGGGCGTGATCAAGGATGACAATGTCAACGTGATTGACGACAGGCGCAGCAGTTTCTGCAAGGCCAAGGTCAAAGAGGCCCACATCATTGTTCGCCTGGAGTGGGAATGATCTACTGCCCCAACTGCGGCAAGGACGACAGCAAAGTGCTCGAGTCCGGCAACCGCAATGGTCATTACGTTCGCCGCCGTCGCTGCAACATTTGCGAGCACACGTTTTCCACCAAGGAATACACAGGCGAGGCAATCAAGGCCCTGATCTACGACGCATTCGACGACTTCAAGGAGTCAACGAGCAAGAAGTTCGGGGTGCGATGAGTGAATCCAAGTTTTTACGCCATGCTTCTTGTCCCAATCCTGGCTGCAACAGCAGCGATGGTCTGGCGGTTTACGACGACCACGAACACTGCTTCGTCTGTGACTACGACAAGCAGTACGCCAAAAAAGAGGAAGACTCTTCCCTCCCGCGATCTGTTTCGCCAATGAATGAGATCACCTTTGATCTCTTCAAGGAGCACCGCGGCATCGAGAAAAAGATCCTTGATCTTTATTCGATCGGTCTGAAGGGTAACTTCATCGTCTTTCAGTACCGCGACAAGAACAACCAGATCTGCGCACAAAAGATCAGGGCACTCACGCCCGGAGCTGATGGCAAGCGCAAGACTGCTTGGAGGGGTGAAGCCCGCAAGGTTTCTGGCTTTGGAATGCACCTGGCCAACCCGGCCAAGCACGACAAGCTGGTGATCTGCGAAGGCGAGCTAGATGCACCGAGTATCTATCAAGCGTTCGGCGGCAAGATCGCTGCAGTGTCAGTGCCAAACGGCGCTGCTCATGCAGCCAAGTTCGTGCGCGAGCACCTGGACGAGCTGCTCAAGTTCAAGGTGATCGTTGTCGCCACTGACAACGACGACCCTGGCGATGAGGCAGCCGACAAGATCATGCAGCTGTTCGAGCCTGGCAAGGTTCGGCGTGCTGTGCTCCCTCGCAAGGATGCAAACGACACCTTGCAGGAGATGGGCGGCCATGTCCTGAAGGAAGCGATCGATGCTGCCAAGGAAATTCGCCCGGATGGGATCAGACCTGCCTCTGATTACGCCGGGATTGTGCTGCAGCCCCCTGATCGCACGGCAACTGACTGCGCCTTTGCGTTCTGGAATGCCAAGACTCCCTTCTATGACAACCAGCTGATCATCCTGATTGCTGGCTCAGGAATTGGGAAGACCACATTCGCTCGTTCGCTCTGCCAATACTTCATGGAGCAGTCCATCAAGTGCGGCTGGATGGGGCTTGAGGAGACCGCTGATGAGGCGATCTTCCGGTTTGTCGGCATGGCTGCTGGCATCCAGCTCCACGCAAGGCAGAGCTACTCAGGCCTGACGCCTGAGGAGATGAAGCGGATCGAGCAGGCCGACAAGTTCGTCACCGGATCCGGCACGCTCGAGCTGTTTGACCACTTCGGCTCACTCGATGAGGAGGTAATCCTCAATCGAATGCAGTACATGGTCCGCTCGCTGGGTTGCAAGGTGATCTTCTTGGATCACCTGACGATCATCAGTTCTGGCTTGGCGCAGGACACCCGCCATCTTGACTCCCTAATCACCAAGATTCGGAGCTTTATTGCTGCCACTAAATGCACAGTGTTTGCTATCAGCCACCTGTCACGGCAGCCCAATCAAAACTTTGAGAACGGTGATGTGCCTGAACTGCAGGCCATTAGGGGCAGTCACGGAATAGTTCAACTAGCGGACACAATTTGGGCCCTGGGCCGCAAGCGTGGCACCAACAAAACGCAGTCTCACTGCCTGAAGAACCGGATGCTCGGACGCACCGGCTACGCGGGCTCTTTTGAGTTCGACGAAACCACTCAATCGCTAAGGCACTTTTGGGACGACCCGGTTTTCAGCTGACCGAATGGAGCCAAGTCTCTATCGGCGATGTCGTTCATTTCTTTACCGGCGCCGGCTGGAAGAAAGGAACAGTTCAAAAAAACACAGGCCACTCAGTTCAAATTCTTCACTCACATGGATCCAACGACAAACGAATCACAACCAGTGACATCAGAAACCTTAGAAGCCAAGCAAGCCCGACTCGAGGAGAATTATCGCCGGAGTCCGATGGTTCTACTCAATCGAAGCTCTTTGACTAAATGGCTGGAGGAGGCCTACGACGAATACGACAAGTGCTGGAGGCAGGGCGACAAGGTCAATTCCCTCGTCTGGGATGGATTCATCCGTGCGTTTCACCGTTGCCTCGATGCTGAGGTGACCGACTGATGGCAACCCTATGGATGGACATCGAGGCTGATGCGTTCGGCATCAGCCGCCGGCACGAGTACGTGTTTCAGCTGAGTAAATACACCTACACGTATCTGAGTCGGCTTGATCTTTGCATCGCTGATCTCAGCGAGCTGATTGAGAGGATTAGCAACCACGCTCCTGATCATCAGGTCGTTCTCTGCCTCGGACACCACAGCAACTTCCGCTACAGCGTCTACCCGCAATACAAAAGCAATCGACGCGGCATACAGAAAGCTGCTTGCTACAACGACCTGCGCAAATATCTGCAGCGCAATTACTCCAACGCAGTGCTGGCCAACACCGAGGCCGACGACGTCCTGGGCGTGATGTATCAAGACGGGGACCTGCTTTACAGCCCCGACAAAGACCTACGCACCATTGCTGGAGCGCACCTGCTGCCCAATGGCGAGCTGGAGATCGTGTCGGAGCTGGATGCCAACCGTGCTTTCTACAAACAGGTGTTGGTCGGGGACAGCACCGATGGATATGGCGGATGCCCCGGAATTGGCGCAGCGCACAAATGCTTCAGTTCAAAGGAATGGCTGGAATGCTCTACCGAGCATGAATTCTGGTTGTTCGTGCAGAAGCGTTATGCCCTCAATGCAGGCAGGATTAAAGAAAAATACGGCGATGCAGATCCGTTGAAGGTGTCACTGCAAATGGCCCGCTGCGCTCGCATCCTGCGGAGCGGTGAATATGACTTCGACAACGAGAAGCCTTTCCTTTGGCAGGGTCCGAGTTAAAACGACAACAGATACGGGGCCGTAATGTCTGTCGTCGAACCGATCAAGCTTGTTGATGCGGCCCGGTTCTACTCACTGTCGCCCCACCAGACCGAGGCCTGGGATTGGCTGCAGGAGCAGATCGACCAGAAGACGCTGGACAAGTTCGCCGTCAGATACCGGCACCCGAAAGAACCACCGAAGAAACCTCAGCCGACGCAGGGATACATCACTGCAGAGCTGATGCAGGCCATCACCGGCCATCCGGCCTCGTCGTTTGACCAGGCGTTCTGCAATGACTTCAACGACATGCTGGAGTCCACCGGGTTCGACCAGCACCTGGACGCCATGCAGATGCTGATGGCCAACCTCTGTCACGAATCTGCCGGGTTTGTCTACATGAAAGAGATCGACTCAGGTGAGTACCTGAATGGGCGCACCGACCTGGGCAACATCTACCCCGGCGATGGGCCGAAGTTCAAAGGCTGTGGCCCCCTGCAGGTGACAGGACGCCATAACCACCAGGCCAGTTCCGACTGGCTGCGTGATCACCGTGGCATCGACGACGGCAAGATCATGGAGATTGGCACCGATTACTCAGCTGATCACTACAGCTTCTCGATGGCTATTCCTTGGCTGTTGAATAATGACCTGCTGAATGTTTGCCTGAAGCAGGGATTCGAGGCTTGCTGCGTACGGATCAACGGCGGATACAACGGATTCGACGATCGCTGTCAGTGGTACGACAAATGCAAAAAGGTGATGGTCTGATGG